CGGTAAGATCTTCTAGATCTTTAAGGCTCAGCCCTGCATCCATGATGGGCTGGGTGAGCAGACCCATCATGTTAATATAGTCTTGTGTGCTGCCAGGTAGTTCCGCAGCACGCTTACGCAAACTATCGTAAAGCTGATCGGTAACTTTGAGCTGATCGTTTAGATCGGTGCCCTTAGCAAGCGCAAGCATGCCTGCAATCTGGATCTTTGCATCTTCGACAGATTGACTAAAGCCGATGAACTTATCGGTAAACCCGCCAACCAGATTACCTAGCCCGTAGAATGCCACCCGCATATCGCGGATGAGCTGCAATCCACCCTTCCAAGCACTTGTAGGCTTGAGGTCTAACGATGCAAAAAGATCTGCAACCTTAGTTGCCATTAGCTAACTGTCCCGCCTAGCTTAGCGTGCACTTCTAGTGCCCAATACATCTGGGCAACATCTTCAACTGAAAGTATGGTCTCGATTTCTGTCATGGTGACCACCTTGTTGAAGACTAAAAGGTAACCGGGCCAGTAGGGCTCCAGTTCCCCAGGTATCTTTTTTACGCTACGCTCGTCGCCGTCGCTGGCAGTGCGGGATCGGCTCCGCTGGATGCGAAAAAATCGCTGAAATTTACTCGTATTGCGAAAGCAAGTACTTCAAGCAGTGTACGCAAACGCCCATTGAATACCTTGTCGATATTTTCACGAGTCGTAAGTTCAATCTTGCGATCACCGGTCTGATCCGTCACGACTGCCGAAGTGTTTACTAGAATCTCAAGAGATAAGCTTACAACTTCTTCTGGATCCAGATTTTGAAGTCCTGCTGCAAGAGGCCCTGCAACGCTAGCCATGCTAGCCTCTGGATCCAATTCACCAAGTGCACCTAGGATAGGTCCCGCGACCTTAACCAGTTTGGTGAACAACTTAAAGCCGCGCATCGCGGGTAGTTGTGTAGTGGTGAACCGCAGCCCACCGATCTCTTTCATTTCTGTCTTGAGCATATCTTCCTCTTTCTGCTCTGGTTAGTTACACACGCACATACATGCGTTTAGATGACGTTGCCACGCGCCTCGATGATGATGTCTGCACATTCAAGTACCCACTGACACGAACCCGCTTCCTTAGCGCGTTCTACCTTAGGCACTTTGGTAATCCATGCTTCCTTAGCGCGGGCCACCATGTTACCGTTGAGATCCTTGATGAGGATCGGGCCGATACCGGTGCCAAAATCCTCGTCGTCCAGATAGATGTCCATTAGCGCATCATTGCTGGGAGCCTGTGCCATTAGCGTGATGGTCACCTTACCAGTGCGATTACGACTGCGAGTACGTGTCACATCGCCTGTCGAGCCGACATGCGTGGTGAACGTGTCCTCGGACCGTTCAACTTCGATGAAGCTTCCATCATTAAAGCCGGTAATGTTCTCTCCGTAAAAAGAGAGACTCATGCGGCCCGGGTCATACTGAAAAAGTTCAGACATGTGATATCCTTAGGGTTTTTAGACCGAGATGGTTCCCTGGAGTTGGACCTTATGTACAGCTCCCTGCAAGCGACCCTGGAACTTCACGTCAGGTAGTGTACGCAGTGCCTTGTCGGCAGCCGCGATGGTGGCCACCGCAGGGATGCTGATGGTCGGATTGATATCCAGAATGCCCTTAGCAACTGCACGATCTAGCGATGCACGAACCTCGTTTTCGACTAGGGCGATGCCCTGATCTGTGAACGGGATCTTGTTTGCACCTGCGAGTGCCCCGAACACTCCCTTAGTCATATCGTCTTCAAGCCAGTCGATACCACGACGTACATCGACGAAGTCGCCGTCTGTAGTAGTACCTTCCTGGGTGATGTTACGACCAGCAACCGTACCGTACCAGTTCGCCTTCTTAGCGCGCAGGTTAACGCGGTGGGTAGCCGTAGTCGTGATCGGAGAGACTCCCGCGAGCGTCTTGAACTTCCAGGTTTCAGAACCCGGTTCGAGTGGGAGAACCTTGCCGAGCCATGCTGCACCGAACATGTTGGCAGGGCTTGGGTGATAGCAGACAAACGTGCGGGAGTACGCAAGTGTATGCAAATCATCAGCAGTGTCACCGCCAAGCACGGCTAGTGTTGCTGACTCGGAATCTGCAATGTCAGCGGCATAGATCTTGGTCTGTCCAGATGCCCAGGCAGCGGCTGCCTTGACGTAGGCATCCGAATTGTAGAGTGTGATAAAGCCGTACCAGTCAGTGTTCTCTAGCTGGATAGCGTCGAGATCTGTAGCAAGTGTAGTACCGGGTTCTGCGTGCGTTTGGGCATTCTTCAGTAATGCAATATTGGTAACTTCGAGAGAGAACCAGGCACCAGCAGATGTTGCCGTCACCGTCACGTAGTCCGTCTCGCCAGCGCCTGCAACCTGCACCGCAGTGTAGTTCTTGCCGACAACTGCGTTCAAACCCTGGACAAGCTGTGCACAGATGACATCGTTCTGTGACCGGCGAAGTGTCTGCGTGCCAGTACCGTCGGTGGTGATCGCCACGTCAGGAGTCAGTGCCAGCGCGAGTGCCTTGGTCGTCGCGAGCTTGTAGGTATCCGCCGTGAGCACGGTTACCCAGTAATCCGTATCAGCCACGAGGCCGGCAGGCAGCGCACCACCCGCGTTCGAGACTCGGAACGGGCCGTTGCCCGTGGCCATGCCATGCGCGACCGACGTAAAGGTCTCGGTAGCATTGGCAGCCGTGAATGTTAGGTCCGCGCCCGGCGTATACGATACCGTCGTCGCCGTAACTCCCTGTCCCTTGACGTTGACTGCATACGTCGAACCGGTCGATACCGTCGTCACGTTAAGCTGGTACGCCTGCGTAGGCTTACCTGCCGCACGGCCGATTGCAACTAGTTCGGGGTGAGGGGACTGCGCGAACATCGCAGTTGCAGCCAAATATTCTGGAGAAGTGGTGGCGAAGTCTACAGCTACATCAACAACACTGCTGTAGAAGCGGATACGTTCCGCCCAGGATGCATTGACCGACAGGATCATCGGAGTGCCGAACCCGGCGCGGGCAATCCCCACAGTATCCTGGGTGATCGTGAGGCTTACAATTTCGCTGAGGATACTCATAGTTTAGCTCCCGAAGGCCACCGATATACGGTTCCTTATGGTTATCGCCAGTTTAGCATCTATATGTGAATCTGGCACGTATGTTGCATCTGGGCAAGTAGCGGTAGTCATGGAGGAACTACCTTTGTAGTACCTGTAATTTGATCAGTGATCTTCACATGTTCAATGTATGTGGTGTTCTCGCTGTCTTCGCTGGCTATACAGAGGGTTAGCTCCATACGGGCTCTAGGCTCAAAAATGACCACATCAATACGGCTGGGGATAACCAGAGCACGACTGATGTCTATAAGTCCGATTTTTGCACCGACCAGAATATCCTCCTGGCTAGGAAAGACACTGCGCGAGACCAGTCGATTCAGAATCGCCTGTGCCATAGAGGCCCCCACTCCAGTCCCTGTGTAGCATTCGAGCACAACCGTAACATCCCGCAATCCTCTAGCAAGATGTTGAATCTCCTGCCCACCTCTCGTGGTGGTCGCAGTAGCTGAGAGGGTGTGGACGCCTGTCCCGGTATCCAATATGTCTATTGGGGTAACCGGATTGCTTATGTTACCACCACCAGTATGTGCGTAGCTGGATGCCAGTTTGAAACTGTCAGCATCTACCTTGATTACCCAGTAATCGGTGGTTAGGTTAAGGTTACCTGGCAGTGTTCCTGTTGTGGTAAGTCTTACCGGACCGTCACCTGTAAGCAAGCCATGGGCGACCTTGGTTAATGTATTCCCGATAGGATCAACTGAAGTAATTGTAATCGGACTAAACGTGAGTGGCTTAGTGGCCACGTTCAGCCAGTCTGTACCAATCGTACTGATTACATGGATTCGCATGACAATTGCCGGTGCAGCCGGACGAGGAGCGTATTGCTCACCCCACACAACTTTATCTGCTGTCAAACCGCTACCTGCAACTACCCATGCATGTATAGCTGCCTGGACAGCAACCCAGTCTATACCGCCCGCAACAGGTGCCATTAGCTAGCACCTTCGGTTTTACGGGTAATAGTGACCCTATAGTGCAGGTCTTGCACGCCGGATGTGGGCAGATCCCAAAGTTCAACACGCATGACAGTCCAGGTATCATTGTCGTAGGAGACTAGATCAGGTTCTACACTAGGAGTGCGTGTACGTAACTCAGTAGCCGTGTAGAGTACGCGCACATCATCCACGTGCTGTCCATCGATCTCCGAACGCAAATCGCGCCCACCGACGACACGCTGGAGACCAGCAGCGGGCTGTACACACGCATCGATCGTGAAGGTTGATGTATTCCCTGCGGCATAGATACCAGTTGTGTATGCGCCTGCCGCTGTTCGGGTCACCGTAAGCGTGTCCGTCAAGAAATTAGCGACGATGTCAGCACCGAAACTCATTCGCCACCCAGTGGTTCATAGATTTCAATGGAGTCGTAGTAATCGTCGATGGCCTTATCGTGCCCGAGAACCACTTTATAGGAAATCGCATCAACCAAAACACCAGAATCGATGAGTGGGTGATCATGACCCTTCTTATCGATAGTTGCCTGTGCAAGTTCAGGAGATACCCCGGAAAGGATTGTCTGCCTAATCTCCGCAGCCAAACGGCGTCCCATCTTCTCTAGTTCGGGAACCATACTAGATTGATGGTGGATCACATTGCTCGCGGCCTGCGCAATCATCGATGTGATCAGTCTGGAACGCTTATCGAATGTGCGTCCAATGAAGGAACGTGCCGGCACACCTGCCGCATCAGATCCATACTCGTGAATGAGTGCGATCTCCGCTACAGTAAGTCCAGAATCTGGGTGCTGTTGTTCAGCGTCTGATCCGATTACGCCCACACGCACTTCTGCCGCGCCAGCTTTAGCTACCGCAGAAGTTATCTTGCGCCATACGCGATCATCTACTGTAAACTTGCTTGACACTGTCTATACCAAAAACGGACCGTGTGAGAGAGACATGCGAAGAATAGTAAGATACGACATCCCATACATCGACGTGCCGAGACCTTCTTCGCCAGAAGGCATGGCCGATAGTCCATAAGAGCGTCTCAACGCGCCAGCAGATTCACTGGTCACCGGACCGCCGATCCCTTGACGAGCACGTTTTTGTACCGAGCCAAAGTGTGCAGCTAGATAGATTCTAGCCATACGCGTTACTTGCGCAGTATCTGTTACCTGAGATAGATCAATTTCATTAACGTAGGATAGAATGTCCGTCTGTGCACCGATATCCACAGTGCTCAACTCCGGTGCGAATGCGAGAACGTCACTCCATACTACGTCAGCCATTTAGACCCTCGCGCGTGTGAGGCTTGCTAGCCCGTCTACTGTGCTGCGCAGAACGCCGAGCTGCGGTCCCATATCGCCAGACAACAGCACCTGCATGGCTGCTGGGATGAACATGGATCCATCCGCTGCGGTCGTGGTGACCACATCTGCCGCAACTAGGAATCCTGCATTGGCAACCGTTTCAGCGATGTCCATGTGCTGATCTGGGGCCACCACCATTAGCGACCCGTCTAGATTATCAACAACTTCCAGGGAAGGCTGATTAGCGAGAATCGCCGTGCGTAGACGAGCAGCACAAGTAGCTGCGGTAGTGTCCGTGGAAATATTGACCTGGACTCTACCTGCTGTTACACCGTTTCCGGCTTTATCAAATTCATAGACAACCGTACTGACGACAACACTGGCTCTGCTAACGGTAATCGTTATATAGTCAGTATCTACAAAGCTAGCCTGAGCAACGCAGGTAACCTTCTTCGCAGTGCCCTGACGAATCCAGCAGTTAGTGGAACTGGTGAATAGATACCATGCGCCCACAATCATCGTGCCCAGATTTGCCTGGGCTATAGTGACAGTAGCGGAATCGCTAGTTGTAGTTACAGGTACTGGTAATGTCATGTTGTCTCCAGAAATACAAAACCCCGCGTCCGGTTACCCAGAGCGCGGGGCGTAGGGCGCGCTACCCGCGCCTGCTAGTTAGATGCCGTCGCCGTAGGCAACCGACTTCGGAGCGTACACGCCGACGCCACCGGTACGTGCGTGGCAGTTAGTGACAAGCGTGAAGTCGTTCATCTGAGGAGCCATCTGCTCGAATGCGACCGGGAGGAGGAACACGAGCTTGCTCGGGTCCTTACGGTAGCAGACCATCCGCTTGCCAGTCCACTCAGCCGCAGGCGCAGCTTCGAGGTGGAACAGCCCCTGAACATCGAGGCCAGGCTGGTTGTCCTTGAAGAACTGGAGCACCGTGCGCGAGTCACCATCACCCATGCGTAGGGATTGGATGTAGGTGTAGCTCGATAGTGGGAGAAGGAGCGTGTTGGGGCGCTCGATACCCTTCGACTGCACGATGATCCGGTTTACGATACCGTTAAGGTCGGCAAGGATTTCGTTCGGAGACTTGGTCTCGAACGTCTTGGTACCAAGTGCGCCGTTCGGTACCGTATAGGTTTCCGTGCCCGATAGGGTGAGAAGGCCCGAGAGACCCATGACAGTGTCACCGTACATGATGACGTTATCAAGCTCGCGCTCGATTGCGTCACGGGCTGCCATCGCGCGCATCGGGATGAGCGGAGTACGCGCCATCGCTGCTGCACGGGATTCCTGGATCGAGTAGCCGTAGCTCGATACGACCGAGCGGATGATCTGGCTACCTTCGCCGGCCGACACGTCGGCGCGAGGAATGTTGGTGTCCAGGCTGGCTACGACCTTAGCGCGGCCAGTACGGTCGAACTTCTGAACCGTGAAGTGCGTTGCACCCGGATCAATGTTCGTCTCGGTTGGCACGAGGGTCTTGCCGAGGAGTTCAGTATACTGAACTTCCATGATGCCAGGGCGAATCTGCTCTAGCTGGCGAGCAAAGAATACCGACTCCGAGGCGTCGAGACGGCCCGTAGCAAGGAGACGCTCCGAGAGCTTCTTGGCATCGTCGTCCGCACTGTCGAAACGAGCGAATTCCGCTGCGTCGTGACGGCGTGCGTGCGCGAGCATCTTCTGGAAACGCTCGGTCGAAAACTGGGGGACTAGATTGGACATCGTAGATTATCCTTGCTGATTAGCTGACGTAACGACCGTGTACAACGATGCGGCCGGCTGGGAGGTTTGCCGCTACGGCGAACTTGGTTAAAGCGAGTGAGAGTACAACACCAGCTAGGGGGGCACGATCTGCATCCGTAGCACTGAGTGTAGGGTTAACGAATGTGTCGGCAGCGATCGTGCCGTTCGCGCCAGTAAGGCACGACCACGTGGCAATGGCTGTAGCACCCTGCTTTAGTGCGATAGTGAAGTAGTTGGTCGCATCCTGTGTGTATCCGGTAGGATTGATATACTCAACCTTATCGATACGCATGCTACGCTGCGTAGTTAGCAACTTGGTGGTGGTAGTGGCACTAGCCAACGCGTGGTCGAACGTCAGTACGAACTGCTCTTGCCACGGGTTATCTGATCTCTTTGCTACTGGCATGTGTTTATACCTTTGCTACTCAGTAGCCCCTATTACGGGAGGTTGACGAAGTCGACTTCAACGATTGCAAGGCCACCGGCCGTGCAACTGGTAACGAATACACCCTGCTTGGTGCAGTCAACCATGTTCGTGCCGTCCGCAGCGTTTTCGGCAGAACCCAGGGTTCCGGCCGCACGGCGGATGTACAGACGGTCGCCTACTGCGCAACCCGTTGCTACCGTTACCCAGATGCGACCCTTGCGCATGACGTTCATCATGGTTCCGGGGACAAGGCCGGTAGCATCGAGGTCACCAGCCGTACCGCCACCAGCTAGGGTATGCGTACGAGCGTACTCCTGCGAGAGGATTACGATGCCTGCAATCTTATCTGCCTGTGCAGCAGGAAGCAGTACATCCTGATTCGTAGCCGGGGCAGCAGTCTTGAATGCGACTGCGATGCCGAATGGCATCGATGCCGACGCTTCAACGTTCTTGAGCGAGTCAGACTCGTAGTGTGCACTTGCTAGAAGCCCAGCATAGGCAGTAGCAGGCGCGGTGCTGTAAGAGGTCTGGATGGATAGCGACATGTTTTAGTTGTCCTTCTTGGTGGAATTCATCCACGCGCTGCTGTAGCTCTGGCGAAGGGCAGCACTGGCTGCGTCTTCTGTGCTTAGGTGGTTAGGCTGGTTATCTTTACGTGTTTCGATTACTTCGCGAACTGATGCGAGTGCAGCAGCACCGTTCTTGTGGCGCTTTACAGCACCTTCAAAAGCACCATCGATAAAGAGTTCCGGCTTGTCGGCGAGGTCATCGTTATCGACATGCTTGATGACAGCGAGCTTGATATCCTTGTCGGACATCGCACTACGATCAGCCGCCGAACCGAGTACAGCATTCGCTGCGGTTTCCAGGCTTACGCGAGACTTGACACGGATGCTGAACTGATCTTCTGCATCCTGGCGGACCTTCGCAGCAGCAGCTTCGGCGTCAAGCTTCATCTGTTCGATGATTGCCTGTGCATCCGAAGCATCCTTGCGAGCGGCTTCGATTGTTGCAGTTGCTTCCTTGGATGCCTCATGTGCAGCAAGTTCAGCAGTCGTCTTGGCAGTCTCGACTTCGATGACCTTCTGTGCAGCTTCGTCGGCGCGAAGCTTCTCGGCATCGGCACGTTCGTTGGCAGCCGCGAGGGCTTCCTCGGCCGTCTTCAGTGCGGCAAGAGCTTCGTCTAGTTGCATGGATGCAAGTGTAGCACCCGAATTATTAGCATGCAAGTCCTGTGCCGAATCTAGGTTCCCACCGTCGGACTTCTGTTCCGCACACTTATCGCATTTCTTCTTGTCGTTCTGCATGCACTCTGGGCAATCACAGCCTTCAGGGCAGTCAGGACAATCACAGCCAGCACTTTCCTCGGTACTCTCTTCAGCGGGAGTATCGGACATATTCATATCAGGCATGGTGCCTCCGCAGGTCGGACATGCGGCGTCGGCGCGGAGGCGACAAGTCGCACCACAACGAGCTGCTGGAACAAGTGCTAGATGGTCAAGTGTGATATCCACCTGATAACGGTGATCATCAAGCTTGCAGTTGTAACCTAGCGATAGTTCTCTAGTTCCGGCGCGAATGGCAGCAAGTGCCTTAGCGTCGGTGATGACCATCTGTGCGACAGCCGTATCACCGTCGATACGAGCGCCAGTAACCATGCCAATAACGTGAGGCTCAGCTCCCGTTTTTGGATGGTTTAATGTAATCTTAATGCCGGGAAGCTGCTCTACGATACGAGCAAGCTCATCCGCGCGTCGGAATTCCGGGCCAGTAGAATACTCTAGCGGATCACCTGGACGGTGTACGCGAGCAACTCGTCCCTCAAAGATGCGCGCATCTTGCGGCGCAGCTAAGGGAGATCTGTCCTGGCGGAGTGCTGTCACTCCGCTAGTTTAGCAGACCTAAATCAGTTTGGCACGGCTATTGCATTAGCGAGTGGGATCGTCATCGCCTTCAACCACAACGTCTTCCCATGTCCACCTAGGCATTGTAACTGGCATTGTAATATTATACGTTTGTATAATCGTATCGTATATCCCGCGATCATGAATTCGCTCAGGTGGTGCCTGGGGTGCTCTGGGAACCCGTGCCGCCGTCTGGAATTTCTCACATGCTCCAGCAATTCCACGAGTTCTTCCGGGGATGCCATGTGCCGTCTTGTTCATATTGCACCAAGCACATCGGGCACTTGGGCACATCTTGCGATGCGTTGCAATCCACTCTCGTGCGACAGCGCAGTCCTTGGGTACAGTTGTTTCAGTGCGTCCGCATCCGCACGCCAGAAACTGTTCATCGGCCGGAAGTTCGTCATCATCTGGATCGGCTATATTAGTAGCTTCGCATTCTTTGCAGCGCCATACACTATACGAACCAGAACTACCTCCATCTAACACTAGCTTATTCCAGTAGTGTTCGATGTACTTAGCTGCTTCGATCTTTTTCTTGCCGTACGTGATCTTGTTCTCGATCATTTCAATTACTTCCTTGGGTAGTTTTCCCTTTTGCTTGCTCATAACCACTCCGGTACCTTTGCGACACGTAGCCGCCCATCGGGTTTACGCAGTGCTTCGATCTTTTCTTCACTGTATTTTGCAACAGTATCTAAGCTGATGACATTATACGCCTGGAGCAGCCGGGCAACCGCAAGGATATCCCCTAGTTCCCTCTCCAAGGTTTCACGGTTATGCTCGCCGGTCCACGGATTGATCCTTAGACCGAACCGCAGGATCTTCGTGCAACGCTGTACGGTTTCGGCACATTCCTCAGCCTGGAGATAGAGAAGCTCCTCTACTTCCGGAGATACTTCAGTATCTTCCAGCTTCTGAGTCTCCAGAAGTTTAGACGCCAATTCCGGAGGTAGATAGTTCCCGGCCTTGACTGTCTCTGCCACGAACTTATTACAAGGAGTCGTATAGCAAATAACACACGGTCCAGTATCTAACTGGTGCCAGTCTGCCCGATGCCCACAAATGCAATTACTCATTACAGGACTCCTGCATCGAAAGGACCGCCTCTTCCACTGCCGCCCAGTACGTTTCCTGGGCATCGGTAGTAGCGTTATCCGCCTCCCCTGCCGCTCGGGTCAACGCCCCCGTATATCCGTACTTATCGATGAGTTTCTTGGCTTCTCGCTCAACTCCCTTTGTCTTCACGACTTAACTCCATTCATGCATTCTTCCAGGGTTATCGGATCCTTGAAGTTGTTCGGTTCTCCACGAACAGCCTTGCAATCATCATGTTCGCAGGCATATGTGCATGGGAATTCATCTCCGCATTTTGCGCAACGGATCCTTCGCCCGCCACGCATCAGTACATCTTCATGTTGCCCTAGTTTACATTTCACCATGGTTATCATCATGCCAGACATTAGGCTTGTCTGTCAACAGATTTTTGTTCTTGACTTTCAAGGCCTCAGTCGGTTATAAGAGGGGCATGACAAATCCCGCAGAAAAGCTCGGACCAGCCGAGAAGATCCTTCAATCCCTACTCGCCTACAACGATCACCTTTACCACGGTCGTACCGGCGTTGTCGCCCCTGATGCGCGCACCGCTGTAGGTGTGCGTTGGGAGCCGGTAACCTACAAGCTGGAAAATGGCGAGAAAGTTGTCTATCTTGTTTCCAAGATCGGTCGTAAGCAAAACAAGACCCGAAAGGGTATCCTGCGCGCCGATAACAAGGTTATCGAGGGGGGACGCGAGGTTGGCGAGTATCGCCAGGCCGGACTATTCCCTGAAGTCGCGGCATGGATGTATAAGCAGATTGCTGAGGTCTGGAAGCTCGATAACGAGTTTGCAGCGCGCTGGGCATCCTATGCATTCGGACAGGAGCATAAGGATCTCAAGGTCGTGCTCGCGGCGTTCATGTTGGTCCAGTCCCGCAAGGGCGATCCCATCCTGGATGGTGGAAAGGTCGCTTTCCATGACGAAGACTACCGTGACATCGGCGAAGCAATGATGCTCATTCATCGTAAGGATGACAAGGGACTCAACCCGAAGCTACTGCTTCGTATTCACGAATTGCTGACCCTCCCAGGGATTGCGGCAATCAACCGCGAACTTGGCTTTGGTAACTCCGCACGACGCCCCTTCCTCGGTCGTTGGACGAAGGCTGCTGAGAAGTGGCTCCAGTTCCGCGAAGAAAACCCGCGTGCTCTGGAAGGGCTCGTCAAGGCCGGCTTCAAGGGTACGGTTCAGGATCTCGCGCGCCGTGTGGGCTACAAGCCTACGTCTCCGAAGTTCTTCGAGGTTTTGCGTTGGAAGCAGGCCCAGGCTAAGGATGGTCGTCGCGAGATCATGATTGGCGCTGCTTTGGCAGCAGCCGAATCGTGGGAGAACATGACCGAGCAGCAGATCTGTGAGAAGATCGTCAAGGAAAAGCCGAACTGGAAGCGGGTTGTTGGGCTACTTCCCAGCAAGACAGGCGTTACGCGTGCCATCATGACAGCAGCTATTGAGTCCGGATCTTTGTCCGACAAGGATCTCATTATCGTCACGCCAACCCTTGAGGAGCTTGGGCTCCTTGAAGTTAAGGACGTGAAGGATAAGTGGAACTTGGCGATCAAGTCTGCTAACGATATGCGCGCAGCGAACATCGCCAAGAATGTCCGTACTCAGGCTGTGAAGGAGCAGCTTGTGGAGGCAGCGGACACGGCCGTCAAGAAGGCAGTCGCTGAAGTCACGAAGAACCTGCGTGTCTATATCATCGTGGATATCTCTGGTTCGATGGGTACCACTATCGAAATGGCGAAGGCTATCGCGGCCAAGTTCATCCAGGGGTTCCCTCCGGATCGCGTGCACGTTGCCGTGTTCAACACGACCGGACGTGAGGTCCAGATCAAGCATGCATCTCAGGCTGGCGTCGAGAATGCCTTCAAGGGGATCGTCGCATCTGGTGGCACGGACTACGGTGCGGGTGTTCGTGCCCTTCAGCACCACAAGCTGAAGGCTGATGAGGATGCTCTGTTCTTCTTCATTGGGGATGAAGAGGCTCCGACCTTCGAGGAGGCAGTGCGCGCGTCGGGTATCAACCCGCTCGCGTTCGGATTCCTCAAGACCACAGCAACGGGTGGGGGTGCAGCATGGCGTGTGGCGACCTACGGTGCAGATCGTAATGTCGGTGTTCGCGACACGGCAGCCAAGCTGAACATCCCGTGTTTCATGGTGGATCCGGACACGTTCAATGACGTGTACGCAATCCCTCGTACCATCAAAGCTCTGGTGGAGGCTACCCCGGTTCGTCCGGCTACTGGGGGTGCTGTACCAGCTACTCCGCGCGTGACCCTGGTGGATACGATTCTCAAGACGGAACTTCTGACGAAGCCGCAGTGGGCATAGTGCCCGAGTGGCGTGTATGGAGGGCGTTCGAACTCCGATGACCCGCACTGAACACATTGAAGCCCTGCTCACTGCCCTGCAAGAAATGTTTGACCAGGCCGTGACGGCACATGATCCTAGCGACCCCAGGCATCCTAGCCATGGTGGCCAGCACACTAACGGCAGATGTTGCGAATTTGGAAATTTGAACCCAAGTGCGGTAGTCAAAATGCGCTGGTGGGCACGTGAGATGCGCAGAGTGCTTGATCTGAAAGAGTGATATTAATGTCTTGGAAGAACCTGCTACAAAAGCCCGACGAGACCGTCACCCTACCCTGGTTTGGTGGTGGTGTGCTGATGTCAAGTCAACGTTGCTGGCGTATACAGGGCAAGCTCCCTAGGGAGCACGGGTGGTATGCGTTCAAGATTGACGGCCGTGAGGCTAGCGATCCGCAGCCTGCTGAACCGCAGATTGATTTGTTGCTGGCGCCAGTTACCGGGTATCTTGTCGGCGACCGGATCATTGCAGATAATGCAAGGGTTGATCCTAATCCTAAAAGCATTGTTAAGGTTTCAGAACGGGTGTTCTGCATCGATCCCGGACTGGATCGCTTCACACGTGTTCGTGTTGGACGGACATCGCTAGCCGGTCCATTGTTCTTCCACAGCCAGGAAATGCCGCTTGGGCCGGAGGAGGCTGTCCTCCAAGCGTACCTGGATCGGCTGCCGTCTGTGGATCATGTCTTTGGTGTTACCCCGGCACTCGATGCTGCGTTTCGCATGGAGACGTTCCAGCGGTCCGAGACGGAGCGCAGGCGCCGCGAGCTAGAGCAGCGTAGGCGTGAGGAAGAGGAACGCCTAGCCCGTGAGGCGCGTAGGGCAGAACTTGTCCAGAAGCTCGGTGACGGGGCTGGGCGTCGAGAGATGGCTCTGCACGACTTCGCGGCGGCTGCACGTGCCGCACTGGCTATCGGCGGCGCAGAGTACCTGGATCATAAGTATGTAGGCGCAGGAAGGAATCACCGAGAGTTTGCGGTTAAGTACCGTCTGGACGGTGCACGGTACGAGTGCGTGTGCGATGATAAGCTGCACATTACAGATGCAGGTATCTGCCTAACCTCTCATGAAGATGGGGAAAAGGGCGACAGGTATTTCACGCTCGAAAGTTTGCCCGGAGTTGTTAGGCAGGCGAGACGTGAAGGTGTGCTAGTGGTGTATAGGCACGTATGAAACCTAGAAAGCTTGTACTTCCGAACGGTATTTACCGATACATCATCCGGGACGATGGTACGGTATCGCTCTGGTCTCCGTCCGGTAAACCCTACCAGATTAACGCCCAACACGTGTTCACCACGTGCATGTGTAGCTGTCTCCCCGAATATCAGTGTTTTGGCAAGGGCTTCAGTCCTGGAGCATTACGCAGATTCATCGAAGCGCACAATATCTGAGGAGTTGCTATGGGTAACAATGACACAACAGTCGCACTGCTTATCGCGAAGAACATCATCGAGGCATACGAAGAGGATGATGGGGCAGTTATCGAAGTCGACGCAGATGACGCCGATTTCCTGGCTCACGGTGTAGTCGATCTACACAACGAGGTCGTGACACTGCGGGCGAAGTTAGTGGAGGCGGAAATGACACGGGACAGGGAAAGTCTGTACGCCGAACGCGTGGATGATTGGAATCGAAGAATCGAGGCGAGAACGGTCGAACAGATCGCGGAACTAGCTATGGCTAAGGCGCAACTCATGGATCAGCACGGTGTGCCGTATCTCAATGGAGACCTGATTAATTTCGCCAAAGACATCCGTGCCGGCGCATGGCGCAAGGAGACAGATAAGTGAAGCTATCTGATCTAGACATCAAGCATTTCGGAAACGGCATCCAGATGTCCGGGGTAGTCTACTCCGGGCAGGATGGAGATCACTACCTGGTTCCGTTCCCGGAGTACGTAGATGACCTGGACGAAGCAGATCTGAAAACGCTGGAAATGACCCACATCGACTGGAAGGATCTGCTTCGCCAGACCGATATCATGGAAGCCGAAGTACTGGCTAAAACTGAGAATGGTGAGGTTTACAAGGCTATCGTCCGGAAGTCCGAACGACAGATCGGTCAACAGGTCTCGTGGAACGTATACCGGCGTGACGGCTTCAAGTGCCGTTATTGCGGCAAGGACGATGTCCCATTGACGGTAGACCACGCTATTCTGTGGGAAGAGGGAGGGCCTTCAGTGGAAGCCAACCTGGTATCCTGTTGCCGTAAGTGTAATAAGATACGAGGGAATACGCAGTACGCCGACTGGCTCCAGCACAGGTATTACCTAGAGGTTTACAAGAACCTCACGCCGGATGCGCGGTACCAGAACGAGATGCTGGTAGGGCGTCTGGATTCCATCCCGAGACTTATGAGTGTGAGATCACGATGATCTATCAATGCCCTGTTTGTAATTCACAGTTATCCGTAGATGCTCCACCTGAACAATTGCATGGACGCTTACATGCATGTATCGTAACATGTACTGATTGCCAAACAGTAACAAGACTCAATAGTCGCGAAGGCTGGGATCGCTGGTATAGAGTGTCTTATGTACTAGAAAGCGATCCGAAAAAATTCCACGATATGTACGAGGAGCGTGCGGCCTATTGTCTGCGAGCTTATGAGGAACGCACATGAGAAGTTGTCGTAAAAATCCTTATCCTATAAACAGGCTACAGCAGCAGAGGCTACGCGATCGAATTGCCTATAATGTATTTCTCCGTAACTGGTGGAAATTCGGGCTTCTCTGTAATGGTCAGGAAATCCCTGTCTCACTACCTGTGCCTAGGATACTTACTCTTGATTATAGCTACTTCAAGACCAGGGGCTCTGAATAATGGTGAACTACGACGAACTAGACCCAGGCATCCGAAAGACGGTGCGCTGGCTTAATGAATTGGGCTTCGAGACCACGGACAGTGGTGACGGGATTACCAAACTTGAGGCCGGATGGCCTGAGGATGAGTTGATCGCCTGCCCTCATGTGGTCATCAAGGTCCCTCCGCAGATGCTCGTTCGCGCTGCGAGGAACCTTAAAACACACCTGGAATACGCAGGGTTCTGTGTTGAACCTACAGGATACTCCAACATCTCCATCCAGGCATCCTACGATCCCACAGATGACTCTGCGATCATCGTGCTGCTCGGGATTAGCGATAAGGCATGGAAGTCATGATCGAAGCCGGTATGATTATTGTGTTCGGGCAACAGGGCACAATCGATGCAATTCCTCACTTACCTGCTGGACGTACCGGGGGTAGCTTGCCGGACTCCTCTGACCTGTGGGGCAAGCTGTGGTACTACCACCAAGCTGGAACACTCCTAGGCTTTGCTCATAGCCATCCCGGCGCAGGAATACTAGGCCCGTCCTGGACAGATCTCACTACCTTTGCCGCTATCGAGGTGGGTCTGGGTAGGAGACTGGACTGGTGGATCACGTCTTCTGACAGTATTGTCAGAATTGTCTGGACTGGGCCGGATAAATACGATTATAATGTGCGCTCAATCGCGGAACGCGATGAACCCTATTGGGCTCAAGAGTTAAGAGACTACAGCAAGTAAACAACCAGAACGACAGACAGAGAAAGGGAAGAAACACATGCGTTACCTACTAGCAATTACACTATTTGCGGCTTGTGGCAGGGCTCCTGCCCCGCCAGCACCGCGCAATTTGGCTACTGATTTTGTAGTTGTTCTAGAGCCTGATGCCAAGTGCACAGGCTACTACTGGGACACAGGGGCCACACACGCTTATTCGGCTGTCTGCAAGCTACCGAATAAGGTACTGATCTACTGTTCTGTTAACGTGGCGCAGGGTCCCAAGTGTGAGCCGATGAATGGTGAGGCACCGGCACCGGCACCGGCACCGGCACCGGCACCGGCACCGGCACCGGCACCGGCACCGGCACCGTCCCCGACCCACAAGGCAGAGAAGTAATCATGTTAGACACAGAAGCACGCGTAAACGTAACCTACGCCGGATCCAACGGGGATCTCCCGGATCCTGTGTTCTTCCAGTCTGCTGATGGTGACATCAAGGGCTGGGTAACCGAAGCTGTCCGTAGCGGTACTATTCCAGGTATCGCCGCAGATCCTAATGCTGATTTCATGGACTTCGTGATCGATCGTTTTACTGCGACGGAAATCCGTCCGTATAACCTCATCCAGGTTCGACCGAAGACACCCTTCGGTTTCTAAAACAAACTGGTTGACTTTATCAACTAGATCGAATACTATCACCAAGTCGAATCAACGACAGAAACCAGAAACGAAAGGTAACAGGAATATGAAGCGCAGCGAAGTGAAGCAGGAAGTTGTGAAGGCCCTCTTGGCAATCCTCTCGGACGACCTGTCCGACAACACGGACAAGTTCGAAGCTGTCCGTCTCCTGATGCAGATCGATCAGGATCACAAGTAGTCCCGATGGCGAAGCGCCTAACCATCGTTGGCTGCGGTGCGTTGGGTAGCCACCTTGTACAGTTTCTTCGAAACGAAGACGCTGAGATTCACGTGATTGACTTTGATCGCGTGGAACAAAAGAATACCCAGAGCCAGTTTCACAGTATCGGCCAGGTGCGTAAGCTCAAGGTCGAGGCTCTGAAACAAACCATGGGATTTCTGTACAAGCGAGAGATCAAGACCAACTCAAACAAGTTAGTAGCGAACAATGTCCATGCACTACTCGCTGCTTCTGATCTCATCATTGATTGTCTAGATAATGGTGAGGCGCGGAGACTCGTTCAGGACTACTCAAGAGCACACGCAGTGGCGTGTGTGCATGGTGCACTTGCGCCAGGTGGGGAGTTCGGACGAGTCACTTGGGACGAGCACTTCGTCATCGATGACGAGGCGGGCGCAGGAGTTGCAACTTGTGAGGACGGGGCTCATCTGCCATTTATCACCCTCACAGCAGCATATCTAGCTCGGGTCGTGCAGGTGTATCTGAAGTCCAACCGAAAGGTAGGCTATCAGGTTACCCCTGTCGGAGCGGTGGCGGTGTGAAGGCCCTTGACAATTAGCTCCAAAAGAGTTAATATAGGGCCACTGGTTGAGGAACCAGTTTGAAAACTGAATCTACTGTAATCCGGGGAATATGAGCCGTGGGGCTCAACTGACTGTTAATCAGAAATATTCAACTCTGCACCTCATCATTGTAAAATGACATCTCGCAGTGTTTACAAGCAAAGGGTGGTTCGACTCCATCATTCCCCGCCAATAACCGCCATTCGATAGATCTTACAAGCAGGGTTCGATTCCCAAGGTCCTCTAACAGGGGCTTACGCCGAAGGTTGGCATTTTCTCTTGTAAAGAAAACAAAACACTCACAGATCTATTTCTCGGCGGTTATAAACTTTAAGTCTGGTTGCCATCCAGCGGTACTTACAAGCAATTAAGAAAAATCGCAACAAAAACAGTACTACATCTCGGCAGCCAGCAATTTTTAGAAGCAGTCATCCAGTAGTGTCTACAAGCTAGCTCACCTAGATAGAGCGTCTGTCTACGAAACAGAAGGTAGGGGGTGCGAATCCCTCGCTGATAAAACGACACTATCCCTCGACTGCTTCCATTTTGAGCCCGATAATCGAAAGGTTATCGGGCTCTTTTCTTTTGCTTGATCTATCGGCGCAGTTGCTGTATGCTCCTCGGCGATGTCTAACATTGACGGAAAACTCACCCTAGCGCCCTGCGGCCACGAAGGGCGCGTTGTCATCGGAACCTACGTGGAGTGTCTACGCAAGTGTCACAAAGACACGCCGGCTCCTGTGAAGGCACCTAATAATAGTATCAGAGCAGCCGCTAAGGCCATCACAATCAGTCTTAATGGCAGCAATCCTTGGGCCTTTGGTAACCCCTTGCCGGTCCTAGCTCAGCCCCATCCGGTCCACCCTAATCCTGGTTCGGCAGCACACTTTGAACAGATTGCACTAGCCTTCCCGATAATCAAGAAAGTCAATATCTACAATTCGCTGACTGTCGGACACTTTCATGTTGATGTGACATGTGATCCTACACACCCACCTGGGCAAGTGCAGGCAGTCGCCGAAGCTATTCGAGATGAAATCACCAAGTACAAAGTGGCAGGCACTACATTTGAAGTGACGGTATACAGTGCGAATTCCTTTAATGTGTTAATACCACCAGTGAAAGGCTAATCGATGAAACACCTACTAATTCTCTGTCTGCTCCTCTGCGCCTGCCGGAAAGCTACAAACATTGCCCAAAAGGTGGATCCAAGTGCTCTATGCGTTCATGGAGAGAAGAATGATATCGCATACTGCATCATCCGGGGTGCGCCCTACATCTGTGATGTGCGTAGTTGCCTACCTGCAATCTGTGCGGCACAGATCGCGCCAGTACTGGAGCGCCCGCCAAGCGGCGTCAAAGGTGACCAGTGAGGCAGGCCAAACAGGTCATCGTCATGCGCAAGGATTTAAACATGCGCAAGGGCAAGATGGTCGCCCAGGGAGCCCACGCGAGCCTGGGTGCATGGCTCCTCCTGCACGGTCTCGTAGAGGCTTACGATCAAGGGCAGTACGACCCGAAGGACGACCTGTACTCGGCAGACGTTCTGGACGCTGCGAGTGCGTGGATCAACGGCACCTTCACCAAGGTCTGCGTCTCGGTCAACAGCGAAGACGAGTTGATGAAGATCTACGCCGACGCCACATGGGCCGGACTACCGGCTGTGCTCGTCACCGACGTAGGTCACACCGAGTTCCACGGGGTCCCCACCAAGACCTGCCTGGCGATTGGTCCCGCGTGGGCTGACGATATCGATAAGATCACCGGGGGCTTGCCCCTACTATGAGTGACTCACTTCGTACCCGGTATGTGTCCGATGGCAACGGGCGTTGGCAGAAAACCGTCTGGCAGAAGCAGTGCCCAGAAGATTTGATTCTATGGGGGCAGTGCCAAGGAACCTTAGGACACGAAGGTGATCACTGGGCCTTTCGCGGAAACGGTAGCTATTGCTATCACAAGCCAGAGGGTGGTGGAGGCATGATACCTCCAGGTCATTCTAGCTGGGTATCTCCTGTCGATAAGGTGAAGGACTATCATATGAATTTCTGCACGGTGCACGAAGTCACGGATCCAGATGAGATTGCAGGTCTGGAGTCCGGAACTATTCCAGACAACTCTTCCATCGTTTTACCCTATCACTGGAGCGAAGACTAGACATGAGGCGCCGCATCTACATCGATCCAGAAGGTCTTCGGGATATTACGGATTCTCCGTATCTTTATGACACAGATCACTATCCTAACGGGCCACTAGCTATCTGCGATATCGGAGCCCTTTATGATGAGGTACTCTGGGAGCAATATCAGGCAGCCAATGCCGAACTGCGTCGTCTGCATCGAGAAGTGGTTCTGGCATTGCGTAGTGAACCCTATGATGCTGTAGAGATCGAGTTAGCAAAGCAGGTCACTGCCATCATAGAGAATTATCGCACGAAAGAAGCTAATTCAGATGCTACACAGGAACTGGAGCGCCTAGAGATACTAGCCATAGAGAATGCCCGTGCGCACTGAAGCATGGTGGTGCTGTACGTGTGGACAACCTGTCTCAAAGGTAGGCAGAGGGCGCCACATGGATGCCTGGCAAGAGCATGTGCTCAAATATTGCGATGCGCAGCAGGCACGCGACGAGGCCAGCAAGCGGGGCGAGTACGCCTGCTTCGGTCTCCACATCCAGCAGGTTCCGCAGTCTAGGCGTTAGAGGAAGAAGAGGGAATCGAACCCCAACCGACTTGCGCCGATCCATTCGTTTAGCAAACGATGCCTTTTCCAAAAAGGATCATCTTCCAATCGCGGCTAAATTAGGATTCGAACCCGACCCGTCTTAGGGGCACCCGCTTTTCGAGAGCGGTAGGCGACCATTTTACCTCTACCTAGCCAAGAGCTTCTAGCGCCAGCTCTTACGAGCGGCGCGAACTACTAGAACTAGATGAGAGAAGAGTGGTCATAAAAGAGTCCTCTTGCGAGGGTCCAGCCACCGGTACGGTGACCTCGTAGGCTAAGCCTGTACTAAGAATAGTGGATAACGACGACATTGTCAATGACGTAATTTCTAGTGTCTTATCTAGGTCATTGTAGCGAATGAGGGAATCGAACCCTCCTTTCTGGGATGAAAGCCCAGTGTATTAACCGCTATACTAATTCGCCGTCTAGCCTTCTGCCTGCCTGCAAAAAACTACGAGCAGCATGACAGTTTGCGCAGACTATTTCGCATTTCTCTATTTCTGCCAGCACTGCTGCACGAGTAGAACTCCTAATAAGGTTATTTATAGTAGCACTCTTTGTGTGCCCATCTAAATGGTCGAATTGTAGTACATAATATGGGTACATGATCTTGCAATCCGTACAGCCAGCAGCTTCCTTGAACTTATTGATTTCATCTCTAAGTATCAGGCGATACTGCTTAGTTCTACCGCTATACTGCAATTTATTATCCAGATAGTGCTTCTTGCCGTACTGCTTAGCGCGTTCTGGGTCTTTATAGGGCATATCTTCTCCGTTGAGGCCGAAGTACCACCGACCAGAGTTGAACCGGTTCACCAACCTTCGGAGGGTCGGGTCACATCCCTGTGCGGGGGCGCGGTGCAATCGGGTGGACTCGAACCACCTCATCAGATTTAGGAAATCCGAGTCACGTCCTTGTGCGAGTGCATGGTACCACCGGAAGGAATTGAACCCTCTAGAACCAGATTAGAAGTCCGGTCTCGCATCCTCGCGTCGGGGGCAGAAAGTTGTCAACCTTGGCCGGCTATGCCCGGAGGTTGACGTTCCATCTCGCTCCGAGTGCATAGGGCGGCGAGGTAGGGTGCAGCAGGCTCAGCCGGATTTAATGAATTACCGGAGACCCTTGTTTCCGCAAGGGCGGAGTCCCTGAGAATCTGCTGGGGAGATCAGAGCACTGAGGGAGTCTCGCACTCCAACGTCGAACGGGGTTGCAATCCGTCGCCTAGATCTACTAGTTCAGTGCAATATCGGACTATTACCAGTGGTCCCAGAAATCATTATGTTCACGGGCTTCCGTGTATTTCTTTCTAATCTCACAAGCTATCGGACACGTACACATCGTCCAAGATATAGATGCGCACTGATCTTGGGCGTGCTGTTTTAGCAATTTTGATAGTGTTTTTGGCATCTTCTCACTCATCTGGATTATCCTTTCACATGCAGCCGTATCGGTGGAGGATTGGGAGTCGAACCCAGTCTTGTAGACACTACCTGGTGCGCTGTCTTACGAGCGCGAGGAGCAGAGTCGGATATTACTTTTTCCATATAAAAGCGCCTAACCGTTAGGCATATCCCCCGTAAAGTTTTCAAGTAGCTCAAGTCGTTGGCGGATCTGGAGTCGAACCAGAATCTTGTAGACACTACCAGGTGCGCTGTTTCAAGAGCGCGAGGAGCAGAGTCGGATGTTTGTTCATTTAACCAATGAATGCCTAACCGTCGGCTTATCCACCATAATCAATCGTTCGGGGTGAAGGTTACGATCCCTCGTCTCCGGGTTCAAAGCCCAGCGTCTTAGCCAATTAGACAGAACCCCGAATATCGTGAGACGCCGGGGCACCATCCCGGATGTAGGGTAGGGGCGATTTCTCTCCCCAAACGTCTCTAAAAAACTAGCGACAACCGCCATTCACTTCAAAGTATTGATTCACATCGTCTTGAGATAATCCATGATGCGCAGTGTTATTCTTGTACATCACATCCGAAGGGCTGTCACTATGTGAAAGCCCCATCGCATGTCCGATTTCATGCATGAGTGTGACCTGGTGGTATAGCGGGCTATCGCCGCGAACTTGGATCTGATCTCCGTCCCAATAGCCTCGAATGTGTCGGCTTTCGCCCCAATCAAATTCTGGAACTAGTTTGATAGGATAACCGTCGCCACCCATAGTAAACCCAGAACATCCCGTCGCCTCATGCCAAGCATCCAGGGCGGTCTGTACTTCTATAGCCCAGCGAGGGTCTTTCGATACCGGCATAACGGTAGCATCGGCTTCCCATGGTGCCGGTGCACATGCAGCAAGTGATAATGCAAACAATAGCTTCATGTTTTGATACTATCCTAGCGCCTTCGTTTTGTCCAGTGCTCCCTGCGAGAATCGAACGCGCACCGCGTCTATACCAAAGACGAATACTTCCATTGTACTAAGGGAGCAAATCCACATGCCGCGAACGTCAGGATGGAGCCAGCACGACTGCTTTTGTTATCGGAGGTGAACTTGTCCATCTCCCTCACCTTATCTGCGATAACATAGACCCAAGTGGGTGGGTACTTCGTTCGTGGAGTATACGGGAATCGAACCCGCCACAACCGCATTGCAAGTGCAGTCCGCCCCCTTGGCATCATACCCCAAATCAATCGCGGCCCTGAAGGGAATCGAACCCTCCTATGACGGTAGACAGCCGCCCATTTTCACCAGAAAATCACAGGACCAGAAAAGTGACAACCTGCCCTAGACATGCTCCGCGCGAAGACATGCAATTGGCTCCAATGGGCTGGGTGTGATCTGCACCAAGCGGTCGTACATCGGCATTTAGTTCTAACTACTCGGAATCCAACTCGCCAGTCCAGTATAGGTACGTTCTCCACGCCTCGGGCACGTTAGTACGATTCACCTCTATAACCATGGACGGGACACTCACTGGCTGGACAGGCTTCTTGATCAACTTCATCTTAGCCTGTTCAGGGGTGCGGCCACCCTTCCAACCATTACAGCGCACACAACAGCTAACGATGTTAGTCCACTCCGTCTTACCACCTTGAGCACGAGGCTTCACGTGGTCGTAGGTGAGTTCGTTCATCGAGAACTTGTCACCGCAGTACTGGCACCTGTAACCGTCTCGTGCATAGATGTTTACACGAGAGAACTTGACTGCCTTCTTCTTACGCCGGAAAGCGTTCAAGAGACGGATGACAGCAGGAATCTTGATTACCAGTAACTGCGAACGTACAAACCCATCATACTCTTCTACCACTTCACACTTATCAGTGAAAAGCATCGTGACTGCGGTTGTCCATGGGACGACGCCCACAGGTTGATAGCCTTGGTCAAGAACGAGCGTGTGATGTTCAGCAGACATGGGTTCCTCTATTCAGTAAGTCTCTCACGGTCAGGGGTTGTTGTCAAGAGGTTTGGGGTGGTCGACGAGGATCGCACTCGCCTGCTCGGGGTCACAATCCGATGCCTTCACTAGTTAGGTCCACGACCACAGTGCCCCCACGAGGAATTGAACCTACGATCACGCGCTTATAAGGCACGGGCATTTAACCATTATGCGATAGGGGCATTTAGTCTCTCGTGAAAGAATCGCACTTTCATCGGACGGTTATCGGCCATCTGCTCTACTATTGAGCTAACGAGAGATTAGTGAGATCAGGCACCTCGACCCTTCGAACCCGTGCATTTCTCTTATGGGTGGTGATGAGGTCTATTGAGGACAGAACCATCGAAACCTTTTCCTGATCTCTGGTACCTCGAATCGGAATCGAACCGATTTAGCAGCCATGTAAAAGCCGCCGCTGTCCAACAGTCAAGGCATATCGTACCGGAAGTCGGGGTCGAACCGACGCTTTGCGGAGTTTAAAACCGCTGTCTCTACCATTGGACTATTCCGGCATCTGCTGATACTAACCTAAGTCATCTAACGAGTCAAGTCGTTTCGTACTGACGATGGGGATCGAACCCACACTGGATGCGCTCTCAACACATTGCCTCTACCTAACTGGGCTACGTCAGCAAATTCGTACCGATAGTGAGATTCGAACTCACACTGAACACGTTTTGAATGTGTCGCCTCCTACCATTGGGCTATATCGGCATGGTGCTCCCCATCAACCCGCCGATCAAGCAGGCCACAGGCCCGTGGTTTGATCCAGGGAGCATAAGTACTGATATTCGGATTCGAACCGAAACTTGATGCGTTCTAAGCGCATTGCCTCTGCCATTGGGCTATACCAGCAAAAGTTCACACGGTCGGGATTGGACCGACTTCCCCTGGATTCGTGGCCACTCCACCAGGTTAAGCTCACATTAGCCGTGCTAGATCCCCTCACGGGGACGTCGTGGATCATACGGGAATCGAACCCGCTGCACCCCCTATATAGGAGTTGGCATCAAACGCACCGGTACAGCATCACCAGGTTAGCTACGCCCTTGCTCTGTACAGACACGTTCGCACTAAGCCGAACCTTCGGCCACATGACCCATTCGTCGAGGCGGTGGGGATCGAACCCGACCTGATGTCCTGTTCCCGAAACAGGCGACTCACCCTGAGTCCGCACCTCGATGTTGACGGCCGTGCGTAGTTCCTTGCGGAGACGCCAGTTGACTATATCCCCCCGAGCCCTGAGGGAGCCGTTGGTCGCAGCGAGTGGGGTCGAACCACCGTCGTTGGGCGTATGAGACCCACGCTAGAACCGTCTAGTCACTGCGATGGCACGCCGCTGAGGAGTTGAACCCCACTACTCGGACTTGGAAACCAAGTTGATCCCGGATCGCGACGCATGGTACTTCCGAGAGGAGTCGAACCTCAGCTAGCAACGTTCGTAGCGTTGTATCCCATTCCCTGGGGCGGAAGCATATCGTAGCCTATGCGGGTGCCTCCCCCGCTTCCTCGCACTGAGAATGCGATGTTCTAGATGGTGAACTAATAGGCCAAAAATCTCGGTGCGCACGGTTGGGATTGAACCAACCTCAAACACGTTGTCGACGTGTCACCAGCCCCAGCTAGTCTCATGCGCATGCAGCTCCTAGGGAGAGATTCGAACTCCCATCGCCTCGGGAAACAGCCGAGTGGCTTACCATTAGCCCACCTAGGAATGTCGTGGATATAGGCGGACTCGAACCGCACGAACGCGGGCTTCCATGTTACCAACTGCAACGTCGTGTTCAACGCTGGTTGGGGTTTCACTATATTGCAGCCCGCCTAACACCTTGTGTATACCCATTCGCGCGTCCTGTGGGAATCGAACCCACCTCATTCGGCTTAACAGGCCGCCGTACTCACCAGAGATACTAAAGACGCATTCGAGCCCCTAATCCGGATCGAACGGACGGCCGATAGTTTACAAAACTATTGCTCTACCACTGAGCTACAGGGGCAAACAGTGCCTTTCAACGGAATCCGGTGCCCTTAGTCGGAATTGCACCGACGTTTTACTGCTTACGAAACAGTTGTCTTTGCTGCTGGACTATAAGGGCAGTTTTCGTGTTTTTGCTGTGTGACACCATACACAAAGCACTTGCAGATTCATCAGCTCGTTGTTACTGCGATCACTGTCTATGTGGTCTACATCAAACATATTGACGGGTGTAATAATCCCTGATGCACTTATTGGGCAGTTTACGTTAGCGCAGACTGCTCCATAATGCATCAAAGCGCGAAGTCTGTATGATGATCTGCCTCCTCTCCAGTTAGTGTGGGCTGTACCTCTACCACGACTTACCGGCAGTATAGCGTGCCTACACACATGATTACAAAAGAATCTTCCGGTTTTTGATTTATTAACTTCATATACAGCGCGTACTATAGCTGCACCGCAATTGAAGCATTTTACAATCGGCATTGGTTGTGTATTGTGTAACGTAGCATTGAAACAGATATACTCCCACTGTACTAGAAAGGCATGGCATCGTCTCTCCGACCGTCACGCCTCGCGCATCCGCCCATGGACGGGAGTGCACAGTTAAGCCGGCGTTCGCTGGTGCGGGAGATGGGAGTCGAACCCACGCCGACGGTTTGGAAGACCGACGTGCTACCATAACACTTCTCCTGCATTCGGTGCGGGCGATCGGAGTCGAACCGACGCTTGAACGTTGGCAACGTTCTGTACTACCGTAATACTTCGCCCGCAGAAAGAAAGTTCCCGAGTTGACTCTGCCCGCGTGGGGATGCGTGGCGTCATCATTTGGTGGCGCTGCCTCAACAGCACCGACAGCAGGCCGCTCGGGCGACCTCCCCCTCAAAGACTTCGTCGAGCCGGTGAGAATCGAACTCACCTAAGTCCTGCTCCCAAAGCAGGCGTCACACCTTGCAACTTCGGCTCGAAAATCGTGCACCCAGAAGGAATCGAACCCTCTCGCTCGGGGTAAAAGCCCGGTGGCCTCCATAGGCCAATGGGTGCATGGTGGGTCTATTGGGAGTCGAACCCAAGCAACAAAGGTAAGAGCTTCGTGGACTACCGTAATCCTTTAGACCCATTTTGTGTCCCCCGCTAGAATTGAACTAGCTCCTCAGCGTCTTCAGCGCCGCGCACGCACCAGCTATGCAAGAGGGACGACTAGATCGGGAGGTGGGGGACGATCCCACAACCTTCGCGTTCAGAGCGCGCTGCACGGCCAATCGTGCTGCTCCCGAAAAACTGAGGGCTCACAACCCTCGTCGTCGTTATCTACTATTCGATTATCAACCCCGAAGGGCAACGGTGGGAGTAGTGAGAGTTGAACTCACAATGGCCTAGGCAACTGTTTTACAGACAGCCCCGGTGACCGTACCGGCAACACTCCCAAAATCAAAGTCGTTATTTGTTATGCTTCTTCAGATATTCTGCGGCAGCAAGTAGTATAGTCGAACTATCCTTTAGCAGCCCTAGTCCTGAGTTGCAAGTAGCACATAATAGCCCTCTGAATTTACCAGAGGTGTGGTCGTGGTCGATTACTAGTTTGCCGAAGGTATTTGGCAGTTGCTTACAGATTTCACATAAGTTATGTTGTGCAGCAGACAGCAGCTCCATATGCTCCGATGTTATTACTTTAGCTTTCTTCTTGTAGAGCTTCTTAGCTTCGTTCTGGCCCGATTGACACCGCCACAACTGCATGCCAGACCGGAACCCCTTCCTATTCAGCTTTACCGGACCACAAGCTTCACAAACTCCTGTAGCTGTTACTGGATCTTGGCTTATAAGGTAGTGTTTTGACATTAAAAAAGCCAGTCGAACTTTCGACTGGCCCTCGCTTTGGTTCTATCTTGGGATAGAGTCTAGGCGAGGGCCTCCGGAGGTAGATTGATGGCTGGCTGCTTGACGCACACATGCCAACCCAGGCGTTCGTTGCGCCCTTTGAGTCGATATGTTACTTGCGTCATCATGTTTGTAAGATTAACCCATCTGGGGGCAAATGTCAAGAGGTTTGTTTTAGGTCGTTCGGCGGTCGTTCAGCGAAGTTTGATCTTGATGGGATGGTCTCGGAGCGGACACCAGTCCGGGGGCGTTTGTCCCT